CCGAACAATTATAGCGGCTGTGCAGCAAGGCGATGAAACTTTGGGTCGCGCCGTTGATAATGCAGGTGTTGCCATACTTCGCGGAATGGAAAGCACTGCTGATGACTTAGGTCGTGCCGCAACCAAAGACTTGCGACTTGATGAAGATTTGTATGGTGCATTTCGTGCCGCCTATGAAAACTTTGACAACATAGCGCAGGCAAAATGGACTCGTATCGGACGTGCATTAGAGGAGCCTATTGGAGACTCTAGGTTTATCCCAACGCAAGACATTGCAAAAAAAGCACGAGATATGAGTAAAACTTTTAGGGCCGCTCAAACAGGAACAACTGGTGGCACTATGGAGGCAATGCTTACGAATATAGGAAGGTTAGGAAAAAAATCTTCTTTCTCTGAACTTTACAATGCCCGTAAGAGTTTAAACGATTTGCTTCGCAACAATGCTCGTTCTCAAACAATTCAACGCGAAGGCCGTGTTTTTCTTGATGCTTTGGACCGCAGATTAGAACTTTTGACAGATCCAAAAGCTATTGCATCATTTGCTGCTAATTCGGGTAGAAACATTGATGGTGCAGCATTAAGGCAAATTTCTGATGCTGCATCTGATTTGCGCGGTGCGCGTGAGTTTTACGAAAAAGGCATGAGATACTTTGATGAAGTAGGATCTGCTGCATCTATTCGTGCCATTCGGGAAGAACTTAAAAATGGTGTAGTTCCGAACGTTGAAGAAACTGTCTTCAAGCTCGTAAAGCCAAACAAGCCAAGGTATCTGATCGCTGCTAAAACTTTGTTTGATGAGTTTGGAGGAAGGGGTTCTTTTGAGACTTTTCGTCAACGTATGGCATCACAATGGCTGCGAAATTCATTGGAGAAGTCTGTAAACTCAGCACGTCCTGATAAGTTTAGCGCGTCTGCATTTAACAAAGATGTTAAAGCATTAGGCACAACATTAGATCAATTGTTTGGGCAACAAGCAAATGCAGTTCGAAGGCTCGCCAATGAGATTGATTCTGTAAGTCTTCGTAATGTTGATCAAAGTGTAATTGATCGTGTAATTGCATCTGGCGCAGATGAAAATGCAGTTGGTTTGTTGCGTAATCTTAAAGAAGCCCAAAAAGAAGCGTCAGAATTTGCGCGTGACAGAGCAATCAACGCATTTCGTCGTGAGGGTCTTAGCCCACAAGAAGCGGCTGATCTGATTGTCAATGGCTCAACAAAGCCAACCACAATAACCAAGATCATGAAGTATTATGATAACTCTCCTGAAGCTATGCAGCAATTGCGTGGCACATATATGGAGCATATCATTGGTGACTTTGGTGAGAGCTTCTTAGTTGAACCAAAACAGCTAAAGGCTTTTGGAACAAGACTCATAAAAGAATATGACTCTGGCAAACTTGGCGCAGTTTTTGGCGAAGAGATGGCAGACGAAATGGCTAAGTTTGGTCGTGTTCTTAACTTTAATGCCCGTACTGTCGAGGGCGGTGGTCTTGTTGCGGCTAACATTGCGGCAAGTCCAGTTCAAAACCTTGGCAAGTTGTTGCGCTACAGCATAATTGGTCGCGTCTTTTCTAGTCCATTGTTTTATAAAAACTTATCAAAACGTGTAAATGCAATGACAGGTGAAGGTGTATCTAGGCCAGAAGCTGTAGGTAGAATTATATCGCAGGCGCTATCTTCTGCTGTTGCTCAAACAAGTGCGCAGTCTATCGAAGAGGGCGTATCGGAGACGACAAAACAAAGCAGAGCTTACCTTGATTCAATGGCACAACGACAGCAGCGCCCGGCATCTCAAACTATAACCCGAACAAATATTCCGATTCCTGAAATACCCCCGGTGCAAGCACCTGCTGTTTCTGATGTTTCTAATATTCGTCAACGCGCAAGAGAAAACCCAGCAGTGGCTGCAACACTACTGGGCGGTCTGGGAAGCGCGGGGTTGCTTTAATCTTCTAATACAGAAGCAATGCCAAAGTTGTGGCGTTTGTCACGACGAGATGCCACCTTTGCTTGAATATCGTCATAAGCATCATCAATCATGCGCGACAATTGGCGTCCAATAGCACGATCTTCATGATCCGCTATTTTTACTAATTTGTCGTAAGCATCTATTGAAACACCTACAGATTTGTATTTTACTGGATTCGGCATGGAGGACTTTCCCATAAATGACGTTTCCTACTGTATATAATCCCAAGCGGCGTGGGTCAAGACCCAAGTATGGTAATAAGAAAGTAACTGTTGATGGTATCAAGTTTGATTCCAAGTGGGAGTCACAACGGTATCTATATTTAAAGTCGCTCGAACGCGCAGATCAGGTCAAGGATCTTGAGCTACAAGTGCGATATAACATAGCAATCAACGGCGAGAAGATTTGCGCTTACGTTGCAGACTTCCGCTATCAAAAGCAGGACAAGAACGGCGACTGGTACGAAGTTGTCGAAGATGCCAAGGGCGTTGAGACTCCTGAGTTTAAGTTAAAGAAGAAGCTGATGAAAGCGGTCCATGGCATTGATATATTCTTGTCAAAAAAAGGGGGGCGTTAGGCCCCCACATTTATGTCTTGGCCCAGTAGCCATAAACCATTTTGTCGCGGCTATCCCAAGCGTCATACAAGACACCATCAATAACGGCGGCGAAGTGCCGAGCCATGCGAACAATGACACGGCCTTGGGGCATGTCGCTATAACGCGCTTTACGCCCTTCAAATTTAGGGGCTGAGTGCCATATCCAGCCATGACGCTTCAAGACGGTATCAAAGTCGTCTTTATAAATACCGTTACGCGCAGAACGCTTGCCAGTTTTGGCACTATGAGCTTTGGCAAGCTCGTCATAGCATAGCTTGTAATCAAGCTCTAAAGCGATTGACATCGCACGAGTTGCACAGTCGCCAGCGCGACCTTTAAAATAGTGGCTGCGACCACCATCGTTAAAAATGAATGTAGAAGTGTTAGACATGGCAAGCCCCTTTCAGAGCATTGAGGAGGCCGAAGCCTCGGTTGAAACACCTTATAATCCCATAATATACCAAATCAAATGGGATGTCAATAAAAAAATTTATGTAAAAAAGTTGTTGACATGTCCCAAGCTATATGGGATAGGTAAGGCTCTAGTAATTTAAAGCGGAAAGGAATCGACATGAATAGTCGTGAACTGTTCGAGCGTCGAGAGGAACTCAAGTACGTTATCAGTGAATTGCGTGATGAGTTGAAAGACGTTGAACAACAACTCCATGATACATTTTTTACCCAAGCGCGTGATGCTTTACGCGCAGATGGTAAGGACTTTGGCACCACATATATTGTTGCAGGCAATCGTAAGCTGAAGGCTACGGTGCGCAAGAAAGTCGTGTGGGACCAAGACGAACTCGGCTGCGTCTTAGAGGCAATGCCAGAGGAAGACGCACGTCATTACGGTAAGCTGACACTTGCTGTTGACGAGCGTAAATACACAGCGGCACCACCCGCTATTCGCAACCTTCTTGAGCCATGTCGGACAGTTGAAGTCGGTGGCTTTACAATTGAGGAATCAGACTAATGGACTTTACTAGCAAGTTAGACGTCAAGCTGCAAGAAATGATGAATGCTTCTGATCCAATTGATCGAAAGCAAATTCAATTTAATGCAGAAATCACCGCTGAAGAAATGAAGAAAATCAGCGAAATGAACTACAAAGGCAATCGTGATTTGCATCGCCCCACATTTCGCAAATATGTCAGGGCAATGAATCTTAATCGTTGGGTTTTAACTCCCGAACCTTTGGTCTTTGTCAAACAAGGAACAGAATGGGTTATGATTAATGGCAATCATAGATCAAATGCTCAAATTGAAACGGGAACAACAAATTGTTATTCCATTGCAATTGTTGATTCCATCGACAGGTATAAATACTTGGATCAAGGAAAGGTAAGAACCAACGCAGATATTATTGGGGCGCACATCAATATTGTTCAGCCAATTCAATATCTGCTTCGTGCCTCTTCTTTCATTTCACATCCAATGCCAGAAGATGTGGAAAACGTCCTGAGAAGTCGAATTGGTGAATTGCTTTCTGAAGTTGAATATGAAATCAAGCCACCGCGCAAAAGCGGAAGCATTTGGAAACAAACAGCATTCAAAGCTGCGTTTGCAATGGCAATCATGACAGATCGCATTAGCTATGAAAATGCTTACGATGTTTATGATTCACTTTCTCATGGTGATCTAAAAGAATGGCCTGATGTTTTCGTGCAGCTTTATCGGCAGGTCATGGAAAGTTCTATTTCTGTCAATAGAACAGGTCAATCTTTGGACAATGATTATTTCATGCGCGGAATGTTTGCGTTTGAACATCATAACAACGAAGGGAAAACCTTGGCGATTCATAACAACTTTAGAAACTCTGTCAAAGAAGACGTGTTTGAAGTCATGAAGCAGTTTACGCCAATCGAAGAAAGGGTGGCAGCATAATGGCCTTGCAAATTATTACAGCCGATCAGCGTCTCGCTGAAAAGAAAGGCCACAAGATCGTGGTGTGTGGGCAAAGTGGTGTGGGTAAAACCACACTCGCCCGAACATTAAACAGCGCAAGCACGTTGTTCTTGGACCTTGAAGCAGGTGATGCTGCAATCGAAGGACATCCGATTGACGTTATTCGCCCTCGCACATGGACAGAGTGTCGTGACCTTGCCTGTTTCTTGGGCGGACCTAATCCCGCGCTCAGTGAAGATCAGCCTTACTCTCAGGCGCATTACGATTATGTTGCCTCAATGTTTGGAGACAGTGCAGAAATCTGGCAGAGGTACGATACTCTTTTCGTGGACTCTATTACTGTCGCAGGGCGTTTGTGCTTTCAGTGGTGCTTGCAGCAGCCTGAGTCGCGCTCTGAGCGGTCAGGGAAGCTGGATACACGCGCAGCTTACGGAATGCATGGACGTGAGATGATGTCATGGCTCACACACTTGCAGCACATCCGCGAAAAGAATGTGATTTTTGTTGGCATTCTTGACGAAATCACAGATGATTATGGGCGCAAGCAATATGCGCTGCAAATCGAAGGCAGCAAAACTGGTCGTGAATTGCCCGGGATTGTTGACGAAGTAATTACAATGGCAATCCTGTCAGGGGATCACGGTCAGTATCGTGCGTTCGTCTGTCAGCCATTGAATGAATGGGGTTACCCTGCAAAAGATCGCTCTGGTCGCCTCGAAACTTTGGAAGAGCCGCATCTTGGCAAACTTATGGAAAAGATGTCTAGTGGTTCTCCAGAAGACCCAAAGGATCTGACGTTCGTTGATCCTGCAACTCAAAACTCTAGCGAAGAGGTAGCATAATGCTAAATTTAAATAACGTACCCGCCGACGATAATTCACAAAACCGTGAGTTTACGTTAATCCCGAATGGCACAGTGTGCCGCGCCGTGATTGTTGTAAAGCAAGGCGACACAGAAGTTCCAGAGTTTGGCTCTGGTCCGTGGTTCAAGAAGTCCATGTCCTCTGCGGCAAAATGGATGGAGCTTGAATTCACTATCATTGGTGGTGAATATGATCGCCGTAAGTTCTGGGATCGCATCTTTGTCGATGGTGATAAGATGGGACAAAGCGGCATCCCACAGGCCAAAGAGATTGGTTTGCGCACACTGAAGTCAATTGTCGAAAGTGCACGTAACATTGATCCTGCGGACATGTCGCCACAGGCACAGCAAAACAGAAACATTTCTGGTGTTTTTGACTTAAATGCTATGGAAATCTGTGCTAAGATTGGTATTAAGAAGGGAACAAACGGCTACAGCGATAGCAATCGCTTGGTTGCCGCCTTGACACCTAATTCGCGGGAATTTATCCCAAGTGGTCAGGCTCCAGTAATGCAGACCCCAGCGGCTGCACAGTCGATGCAACAAGTGGCACCCACAGCGCCACCACAAGCGTCAGGAGCAATCCCATCTTGGGCTAACAGATAATCTAGCGGCAAGGCCATTCCGCGCCTGCTAGACCTCTGACCGGGGGGCAGAGGGCCGCATACCCCCCACCAATTCTAGCGAACAGGTGTTTTATGTTACTACGACCCTACCAAGAGGTAGCCGTGAACGATGCTATCAAGGCACTCGACAAACACGGTAACACTCTCGTCGTTGCGCCCACAGGTGCAGGCAAAACCATCATGCTTTCCGCGCTCGTAGGCAAGCGCCACAAAGAAGGCAAAAAGATTCTTATCGTCCAACACCGCGACGAACTTGTTGAGCAAAACCAATCCAAGTTCAAAAAGGTGAACCCCTACATTACCACAAGCATCGTCAATGGAACGGTCAAGCATTGGGACGGGGATGCAGTATTCTCAATGGTTCAGACCATTTCACGCGAGCGTAACCTTAGAAACCGCCCCAAGTTCGACATGGTAGTCATTGATGAAGGCCACCACGCTGCGGCTCCCACATATCGTCGTGTGGTTGATGCCGTGCTTGAAGACAATGATAAAGCAGAGATTGTGGGCTTTACAGCCACGCCCAACCGTGGTGATGGCAAGGGATTGCGTGATGTGTTCAACAACTGCGCACATCAGATTGAAATCGGCTCTCTGATTCAAGAGGGCTTTCTGGTGCGCCCCAAAACATTTGTCGTTGATCTAGGATTAAATGATCAACTGGATAAAGTCACAAAGCGCGGAAAAGAATATGACATGGAAGAGGTCGCCGCGATTATGGACCACCAAGTCATTAACGATAGAATTGTTCGGGAATGGCAGGACAAGGCAGGTGATCGCAAAACTGTTGTCTTCTGCTCAACAATCAAACACGCTCAAAACCTTTGTCGCGCATTTCAAGACGCAGAGGTAAACGCAGAATATATCACGGGCGAGACAGACAAAACCTACCGTCAGGGGGTGTTGCACGATCTTGAGCATGGTGATTTGCAGGTTGTGGTCAACGTAGCGGTGCTTACAGAGGGGTTTGACGCTCCACCCGTGTCATGTGTTGTCCTGACCCGTCCCTGCTCTCAGAAAGGCACTATGGTTCAGATGATTGGTCGTGGGCTACGCATCGTTGATCCAGAGTTATATCCATACACAATCAAGACTGATTGCATCGTTATGGACTTTGGAACGTCTGTAATCACGCATGGCAGCATTGATGATGTCGCCAACTTGGATGGCAGGGAAAAAACAGAAGAGGGCGAAGCGCCAACAAAAATCTGCCCAGAGTGTGAGGCTGAAGTTCATGCGCGAGTATCAGAATGCCCTATCTGCGGTCATGAGTTTGTATCAGAAGAAAAAGCCGCACTCGAAAAATTCGTTATGACCGAATACGATTTAATGCAGCTATCTCCATTTATGTGGATCAGTCCATTCCAAGAAGGCAACGCATTGATGGCTATGGGCTTCCAAGGATTTGCGTTTGTAGGCCACCTTCAAGAAAACATGTGGATTGCAATGGTAAAGCAAAACAAGGGTCGCGTTCGCACAGTAGCGATTGGCGAGAAAGTTCACGCCATGTCAGCAGCAGACGATTTTTTGCGCGAAATTGAGGACAGTGATGCAGCTAACAAAAGTAAGCGTTGGCTTAATAACAGAGCCACTGATAAGCAAAGAAGCCTTCTATTGGACCAAGGTGTCCAAATCAGTCCAATGGACTTCTCATGGACGAAATACAAAGCAGGATGCGCTTTGAATTTCTTTTGGAACAAAGACGCTTTGGAAAAAGCTTTCTATGCAGCAGAGGATAAAATCTTTGCACATTAAATTAATCACAGTGCGAGAGGGCAAGACTGGCCCAGTTGTTTACATGTGGGTAGACGGAGAAGAGGTCGGTCATGTAGAGTTAAGCACAAGGGCAGCAACTAATCTTATTAGTGACTTAGCCAAATGCATTGTGGAGAAACCTGATGCCAAGATTTGAAATGTACCTCATGCTTGCAGAGAAGAATAATGGTTCTGTCGAAACGTCTGAAATCAAGATGATTTGTTGGGTTAACGATTCAGATGATTTTTCCCAAATACAAGACAGAGCAAATGAAGTTATTCAAGACCATCTGGAAGAAGCCGACAAAGAAGTAATATTTGGGGCAGCCTCTGTCATGGTAAGAGGGCATGAGGTTCTAAACATTGGATTTAGAAACAAAGATGCGGACCCGGACGAAGTAGATGAAGTCATAGAATTGTTCGGATTACAGGAGGAGACGGCGCATTGACAGTACCATCAGCACCAAAGCCAATCGAAGAATTGGCGCACATACTAGGAAAGTTTGGGTGGGACACCCGCTTTTCTGACTTAACAGAAGAACAGGTTCACACACTAATCTTTGGATTACAGGAAGCA